CACCTCCATACCTGATACAGAACCTTTATTGGTCTCTGTACTTGTATGGGGTGACGGCTTCGGTAATCCGAATGCCTCTAAGTACTAACTGCGTGATAACTACGCCTCAACTTGAGGAACCTATACCGCGTGACGGCGCTAGGTGGAAGAGTCGTTATCTCCCTTTTAGAACTTTGGCGTCTTCGATCATCCTGTGAAGGAAAACCGCATTATGACAACTGGTTCGCGCACCACCGACTTACGCTATACGGACTCCCGAGGGATCCCAAAGGCGTTAGGTGGCTATGCATACAAATCCTGGAGTGGAGGAAATTCTCCATCGCAATCGGGCAAGCTCAAAAAGCTTGCCGCAGAGGCGTATCCAGGCAGTTGGCATTTCTTTCGTGCATCGAGACAATCATATCTGCTTGAGCTTTCTCCCATAAAACCTGGCCTAAGGACTACGTCCCATGGTAAGGTCACGAATAAGTCAATTAATAAGGTCAACTATGACCGAGTTAATATAGCTGAAATCGTGCGCAGACACCGTGAGGTGTACAAGTTATGGAGAGCAAGGATGGATGCATACCTTGCCTATAGGAAACAAGCAATTGAAGCCAGAAAACAAGAAAGTACCCGCAAACGAGAGTCGTTTAACGCATACGATTGTTATATCATGCGTTCTCTCGACGTGCCTTGCTCTGCTCGAAACAACTCCGTGGGGCCTAATGAGCCCTGGTATCACGGAATTGCTGCTATTAAGTTGTTCGGAAGCAATTACGGAAGTAATCCGTGGACTGCTAACGACGATAATGCATTAATCGAGAAGATCAGGAGTGAACTCAACGGCGTAAAAGGTTTTCACGCCGGTGTGGCACTTGCCGAGCTCGAAAAGACAATCGCCTTATTTGGTAACACGGCGACAGTCTTACGACGCTTCGGACAGCGCGCTGCAGCAAAGGACGCACCAGGTGCACTTCGTGTTCTCTATAATGGAGAGCATTCTGCACACGTCAACTGGGGCCTCCTCCCGCGGGCAGCACAGCTATTCTTGGGATACCAATTCGGGCTAAAGCCGCTAATGGAGGATATTATCTCCGGCGCGCAGATGCTCGGTTGGCAACAAGGTCAAGTGAAAGTGAACCGTATTCGGGTTCGACGGAAGGTTGTGAATGAAGGAGTATTCAATGCTACTTCGGTCAAATACCCAACAAGGTACGAGGTCCGGAAGCAAATTGTATGCTACCTCCAGGAAAAGCCTAATGCCCTAGATTATTCGGGGCTTACCGACTTGGCCAGTGTTGTGTGGGAGAGGTTGATGTGGAGTTTCGTCGTTGATTGGTGGATCCCCGTTGGGAGCGCGCTATCTGCAATGCAGATGGCCCGCAAGCTCACGGGAACTTTTATCACCACCACGACTTCACGTCGGTTTCGCGGTTCCTACAGTTCCGGTGCTTATTCTGTTCTTGGCGACTCATCTTGGAGCACTGAAGTCCAAGTAAGTAGAGTCATCTCGAAGAGTTTAATTGCAAAGATGCCGAACCTGAAACCCATTTTCCACAAGGAAATGGACGTAAGATTGAGGCACAGCCTTGAGGCTGGAGCTCTGTTAGTGCTGAAACGAAAAAACGTGGTAGATGGACTCAATTGGCTCTATGGACAACCATGGAGAGCACGAGAAACCATGCAGATAGGAAAGCCCTCGCCTTATCCGGAACACTGGAAAACGCTTGGGTCTCGAATATTCTAACTACCTTCAATTCCTTTCTATAAATGGAGTACGCAATGTCAAATATTGCTAACATCGTCGTATACGACGGCGCTGCCACACCTGTGGCACACACTTTGGTACCTGTGGAAGTAGTGAAAGACGGTAAAACCGGCGTCATTACTGCGGTCTGGCGCGAGCAAATTGCCGCGCTTCCGACGTACGCACAGGTCACAGCGACTGCACGACTTAGTCGCAATCCAAAGAGTGGCGTCTGGAACGTCGACTTCAAGGTCCAAGTACCAGTTATGGAGTCTGTGTCCGGTCAAAACGCTTCGGGTTACACCGCAGCACCCAAAGTCGCGTATGTCGATACTTCCGGCATCTACGGTCACTACCACGAACGTGGTACGATCGCAGGCCGTCGGTTGTCGCGCATGATTGCCGTGAATGTCGGTAACAACATTAGTACTTCTGTTGTTGCCGCTACCACTGGCATCCTTGCCGAGCTTTTCGACACACTAGTTATGCCTACTTAACCATTTGGTTATGCATAACGCCATCTTTCCATAATTGGAGGTAGGACATGTCTGCTAAAGACAAATGGCAAAGCGAACTAAGGGATGACCTGACACTCGGATTCGCAGGACGGCTTGCACGTGTATTTTTACGACGAGCCGGCGCTGCCGGGGTAGATCTAGCTAGCCTGATCGCTAATCGCGATTGGGCGGCTATCCTGGCCTATAAAGTGCCTTTCTCACTCACAGCCGATGAATTTTACAACGTGTCTCAAGCGCAAGCTTTTTTCACGAAGTTAGTTTGTCTCCCTAACGGGGTGGACCGACGTGATGTCGGGTTGAGGAAGTTCCTGTCTGGCGAGTATCGTTGCGGAGTATTTAATCGCATCTTTGAAGCACGTCATCGTGGAGAGTATAACTTTTCTCCACGCGTCGAGCGAGTATTGCACCGCTCTGCATGTAAAATTGACGAGATTCTTGGTGCGCCTCCTGAGTTAAGGGAGGTACCGTTTCGATTCTCACCTGGTGGTGCTACGACCACAGTAAAAAAGAAAGACTCAGACCTTCGGAACTTAATCGGAGGATGCGTCAACGCAAGCGAAGAACTGCTCTCTGATCTCCCAAGATTAGAAGGGTTGTTAAAGGAAATGCCACACATTGCTGATTTAATTCGCACTGGTGGTGCTCTGGGGGAATTTATCCAATCATCGATTGGTATCCTCAACTTCGTAGAGAAAAACGCAGGAACCGATCGTGCAGTTACCAATGAACCGGATCTGACAAAAGTTGTTCAGAATGGCTACGGTGACATTATGCGCGTCCGGTTGAAGCGTGGAGGTATTGATTTATCCGATTCGAAACGCCAATGTGAATTGGCTAGGATAGGATCAATGGATGGGAAGATAGCAACCATCGACCTCTCAAACGCCAGTGGATTAATTTGTCAAGGACTTGTCCTTGATCAGTTTAGTCCAGCCTGGTCTGATATCTTCTTTTGGGCTCGCACAGGCGAAATTCAGATTTCTGAACTCGGTAGGTCTCGATATTTAGAGGCCTACGCCGGCATGGGAAACGGATTAACGTTCCCGATTGAGTCGGTCTTGTTTCATGCGCTAACCTGGGCATGTTGCGAAGAAGCAGGTATTAGATTTCCCGTATGCTCCGTATATGGCGACGACATTATTTGTTCTGTCGAAGCAGTGCCTTACTTATACGAAGTTTTTGCTGCGGTGGGGCTTCAAGTCAACGAGGATAAATCCTTTATTGACGGACCCTTCCGTGAAAGCTGCGGGAGCGATTGGTTTCTCGGGATCGATGTTCGCCCTGTGTTCCTACGACACAATATATCTTTAGAGCTTCTTTATTCGCTCCACAATCAGTTCTATGATCGGGATGATCACGAACTTTGTGAGATTATTGTGGGAGTAATCCCCGAACAATGTCGATTGTTTGGCCCACCTCAAAAGGGTGATGGCCATCTCTGGACAGATGATTGGCGCGAAAACGCGCCTTACATCAACCATCGGGGCTTCTCACACTATTCGTACCAATCTATATCGTTAGAGCCAATGCAGAGTTTCACGGTAACACCGTGGGACAGCGCAGTTGTGCTTGCAACGATAGACGGTTCGTACCGATCACGGTTATCTAATGATGATCAGTCTCTCGAGTACTACTTGGGATTAACTGAGAATATTGAATTTCCGTTTGGTCGCTGGCCCATCCTTTCTAGCGCTGTGAAGCGCTACGAGAACGATACCGCATTGCCCTATGTGAACAAGAGAATCGTTCGCAGTGGGCTTCAGAAATATGCGGTGAGTTTTGTCGAACCATTACCAGTCTCCAAAGAACAAACGGAGAAAATGCGTGGTCGACGGGGTTGGAAAACCAGGGAAAAGTGTTGTACAGGAACCGACCCTAGCTTAGCAGTGTTCGGTACACCCCTGCCGGGGTCCTGCAAAGCTAGAGTGGTGACATCGTACGTTTTTGGATAACTGCATCGCTGGCTAGTTGCCAGCGGTAGCAGGGACCATGGTTCTGGGCCTTTGCCTGGGT